TAGCGGGTAGAATACCCGTTAATTGACCCGCAGGAAGACCTGTAAGACCCGATGCAGATCCAGTGAAGGATGTTGCAGTAACGACTCCAGTGACCTCTGCACCACCCTCAGAGAGGGTTACGGCAGTACCTACATATGCTCTCTGACCAAGAGTACTTTCACCATCTACCTGAAGGTTTCTGTAGATTCTTACCAGTCTATCTGGGTTTCCACCTGCACTGTAGATTCTCAGTGCATCTTTCTGTAGGGCAGGAATACCTGGGTCAGTTGTCCTAAAGAGAATACTACCAATCTCACCTGGGGAATCTGTCCCATCAAAGTTAGTAATCTCTAAAGTCTTAGTAAGTGCTTCGTATGCAATCCTAGACTTATCGGAAAGGAAGTTAATCGTAGATGCAACAGAAATACGATCACCAAACTCAGATGTGCCCTCTACAGTTAGGTTACTGTAGAGATGAACGTTTGCAGTAGTGTTGATTCCAACTCCACCATTACTCCAGTAGTTTGGAGCACCCGTGATAGAAGCGATACCACCCGCAAGAGAAGCGGTGATATTCTCACCGAAGTTCACCGTGGCAGCAACACCCAATACGGTGTTGTTCTCTCTGATTTCTACTCCACTTCCCGTTGCAACTACATTAGTCAGGAGAGAACCATCGATTGCAGGTAGTTGACCAGTGAGGTTTGCTGCATCCAAAGTTCCATGGAAACCAGTTGCAGAAACAATACCAGCAACGTTCAGCGCTTCATGCAATACGGTGGTATTGATACCACACTTACCAGTACTATCGAAGTACTGTCTTACAATCCCAGAACCATCGGAAAGAACGATATTGTAATCACTCGTTCTAATATCAATATCATAATTGTTACCAACAAAAGATCCAATGACTACATTGTAATCTCCACTCGTTATATTCTGACCAGCCCTATCACCCAGACCAATGTTGTATCCACCAGTGGTCACTTGGTATAGAGCATACTCTCCATATCCCAGGTTGTGTCCAGGAGATCCAGATTGAACAGAAGCAAGAGTATTGTCACCAATACCAATGTTTCTCTGAGATCCAGACCCGAGAGAATTATTTCCTATTTTTATATTTGTACTTCCAGGTATCTGAATATGACCACCTGTTAGTGTGGAGATACCAGAGACACTGAATGAAGTGGCTTTGAGCACACCTTCAATACTTGTTTGTCCTTTGACCTGAAGTTGCAGTTCTCCAGGAGCAAGAGTAGTACCAATACCAACAGAAGCCGTAGTTCCAATACCAAGAACACCAGAGGTCCAGGCACCGTCTCCAGACCCTGAGGAGGAGATGGTAGCGATACCACCTGTGACTTCAATAAGGGTGTTTTCGCCCGCTTGTAGGGACGTTATAACCCCTGTCAGTCTGGAACCATCACCAAGATAGGATCCAAATACAGTGACACCTAGACCCGTAGTCTCAAACTTCTTCGTTACTCCATCATATAGTTCTACAGATCCACCAGGGACAAATCTTGCAACAGCATTATTACTATTATCTCTGATACTGACTGGGTTAGCAGACTGAGTTACAAACTCCGATCCATTATAGAACTGATTAACTTCCTGTGCGAATCCATACTTGACCTTGATATTATTATCAAGAAGAATACTACCAACAGACGTAGGACTAATGGTGATATTACCATAAACAGTCAATGCTTCTGTGGCAGTGGTTGTACCAATACCAACAGAAGATACGGTGTTAATTCCAGTAGTATTCTTGGACCAGTATCCTGTTCCGAGACCCGCTACAATGTTGGTCAGTGCGATAGAAACGTTAGTAATGGAAGAGATCTTACCATTACCATCAACTACAATCTGAGGGACTGTAGAATCATTACCATATGTTCCAGGACTTGCACCAGTAAGATTCGTAAGAGCACCACCATTACCAAAGAATTGTGTGGCAGTAACAACTCCACTCAGATTAAGACTTGCATTGCCATTTAATGAATCTGCAACGTCTGCTCTATTTGCCCTTGGTGCAACAACCTGTTGAGAGTAGGAAAGGATGGACCAACTATCACCATCAATACCTACAATCCAGTCACCAGAGTAGACACTAGAAATTCCAGGGTTAGTGTACGTTGCAATACCAACGTCAGCACCACCCTTAGATACAATGAAATAATCACCAGTGTTAATACCGACGCTAGGAAGTGTCAGACCAATTCCAAGTCCAGGTCTTCCCTGACCTACAATAGTCAGACCAGTTACAACACCTGCAACTGCATCATAGAAACCTACAATGTTTAGGTTGGTTCCCAACGAATTAATCTGTGCTTGTAGAACACCTACATCTACAGATGTAGAAATTCCAGTTAGTTGAGATCCATCACCTCTGAATGAGGTTGCGGTAACAATACCACCAACAACATTGATACCATTAGCATCAACAGTTTTCGTCAAGAACCCAGTATCATTTGTGAACTGGGAGAGTGCTGTTGGAGTATTAGTTAGATTTAAATAGTTCCTATAATAAGATGGTAACTGATTATCAAAGTATACTGCGTTTGTAGCAATACCAGATACATCAGAATACCTAGCGGTATCGAGTCCTGTAATGGGGGTTAAGCCTGTGCCATCACCTAGCGTATTATAAATCTCGGTAAAGTTTTGGTTTACCTTGATAGCCCCCTGTCTCAGGGTATCTCCCGTACCGTCGTTACTGGCAGCTCCAGTATTGATTAACTGAATAGGCATTATCGACAGGGATTAACACATATAAAGTATTTATCACCCTGTCTTTCGGAGGTACTTGAATTTGATTGCTTGGAGGACCCAAGCCTCTGATAGAGACTTAGGTCCATGCATAAGTATTTCAGCTTGCCTTGTCCCAAGATTGGGATCGGCAAGTGCTCTTCTTTTCCACTCTGGGACAAATGACATTATAGTTTGAATCCTGAGAAAGCATCCTTTTTGAGATCTTGTTTAATTCCACCCACTACATAAGACTCTACTTCAGTCTCTTGTGGTGCAACTTGCAGACCTTTGGAAGAAATCCAATGTTCAGTCCAAGGAAGTGGATTGTTCTTTGCTGGAATATCAAAGATTGGTTTCAATCCAATCGCCTTCATACGGCGATTAGCAATCCATTCCACATATTGAATGAGAAGTTTGTCATTTAGACCAATCATACTACCATCTTTGAAAAGGTATTGGGCCCATTCCTTTTCTTCTTCAACTGCCTTTCTGAACATGTCAATCACGTTCTCTTCTTCCTCTTTGGCAATCTGTAACATGTCAGGATCATCACCATCCCTCCACTTATTCATTATGTTTTGCGTGAGGACCAAGTGTTGATTTTCGTCCCTGGCAATAAGAGAGATGATTTTAGCTGATCCTTCCATAAGCTTAAGTTCGCCAAATGCGAACGAGCACGCGAAGGAGACATAGAATCTAATTCCCTCCAAGATGTTGACGTTTGCAACTGCTCTATACAGTTTCTTTTTGAGTTCATAGAGTTCGTTTTGTGCATTAGGAACCCCATCTAGATAATGCTCCCACATAGGACCAGACCCAAAGTTCTGTGCAGCATTAATGAATTCATTATAGGCTTTCGTGACGGATTCAGCTCTAGAGAGGATCTTCTGATCATCAAGAATGGTGTCGAAAACTTCAGAAGGATCTGGATATACATTCTTGATGATATATGTATAAGAACGAGAATGTATGAGTTCCATAAATTCCCATGCAGTCATAGCCGCTTCAAGTTCTGGGAGAGAACAATATGGAATAAAAGCCATTCCAGGACCGCGACCCTGAACAGAGTCCAAAAGAATCTGATACTTTAGATTAGAAGTAAAGATATGTTTCTGTTCATCCCTCAAAGATTGATAGTCAGCTCTATCTTTTTGTAGAGAAACTTCCTCTGGTCTCCAGAAGTATCCAAGTTGTTGTTGAGTCAGTTTATCAAAGACAGGATACTTATAAGAATCATATCTTTGAACTCCTAAAGGAGCACCGAAGAACATCGGTTGCTTCTTTAGGTTTACTTTGTTCTGATTGAATACCGTCATTCCCTCGGGGAGATGAGCAATGGTGTCTTTCCTTGATTGTTCTTCAGATCTTACAAGATTCACAGTCTTCTTCCTCCTGGGTTTCGATTTGATTGAGAATTGATTCTAGTGTTTCCTTTTTTTCGTCTAACTCATCATTCTTCATATCATGAGTGTTCTGGTAGTAAGAAGTCTTCCATCCATACTTGTAAGTTTGTAGAAAATCTTGTGCCATGACAGAGACTGGGACTTCATTATCTGGATAGTTCTCTGGATTATATGACCAGTTGCCAGAGATGGCTTGGTCAAAGAACTTTTGCATAACAGCAACAATCTTTATATATCCTTCGTTAGATTTCATATCCCAGAGCAACGTATAGTTATTCTTCAGAGATTGATACTGCGGAACAATTTGCTTAAGAGGTCCCTTCTTGGACTTCTTAATGGACAGGTAGTCACGAGGTGGTTCGATTCCATTGGTTTCGTTTGACACAACGGAACTGCTCTCTGAAGGCATTTGTGCGGACAGTGTGCTGTGTCGTAGTCCGTGTTCTTTGATATCTGCGCGAAGACTATCCCAATCATGTTGCAACTCCTCGGAAGTAATCTCGTCTACATCCTGTTTGTATGTATCGATTGGAAGAATTCCATCAGCATACTTTGTGCCGCTGAACTGAACACACCGTCCCTTCTCTTTTGCGAGTTGATTAGAAGACCTCAGGAGATAATACTGGAAAGATTCCGTAAGTCTATGTACAGCGTCCCAGGCGTCCTGTGAGTCGTACTTCCACCCATTCTTAGCAAGATAGTGTGCAAGTCCAATATAACCGATTCCAAGGGATCTACGACCCAATGTGGCCAACTCAGCAGCACGAACAGGATAGTTCTGGTAGTCAATCAGTTCTTCAAGACCACGAACAGCAAGGTCACAAAGGTTTTCTAGTTCATCAAGATCACGGAGTTTGCCGATGTTGATAGCGGAGAGGATGCACAGGGCAATCTCTCCATCAATGGCATCAATATGATTGAGAGGTTCTGTGGGGAGAGTGATCTCCTGACACAGATTGGACATGTTCACCTTGTCTTTGAAAGAGGAGTGAGAGTTGCAATGGTCGATGTTCATAATGTAGATACGACCAGTCTCTGCACGTTCTTTTAGAAGATCCAGAATGAGTCCTTGAGCTCGGACAGTCTTTCTTGGAACACGGACATCTCGTTCATAATCCACATATAGATCGTCAAATCGATCAGTACCAAAAGCATCATAAAGACCAGGAACGTCGTGGGGAGAGAAGAGAGAGATCTCTCCATCTTGGATGAATCGTTCATAGAACAGTTTGCTGATTTGGATACTGTAGTCTAGACGACGAACACGGTTATCTTCGGTTCCTTTATTGTTCTTGAGGACTAGGATGTCTTCGATTTCTTGGTGCCAGATAGGAAAGTGGACAGTCGCTGACCCACCTCGGATGCCGTTTTGTGTGCAGCATCGGACAGTTGACTCAAACTTTTTGAGGAAGGGGACCACACCTGTGTGTTGAACCTCTCCGCCTCGGATCTTACTGTTGATGCCGCGGATTCTACCCGCGTTGATACCGATTCCCGCCCTTTGTGCAACGTATCTGCCAATAGCCATATCAGAGCTAAAGATAGAATCGAGGGTGTCATCAACATCAACAAGAACACAGCTAGCAAA